AAAATATCGTTTGGTTTTAATTCTTGTAATTCATCATAGTCGATTATATCTCTTTTTAACTCACCCTTGACAACATCTATTTCTTGTACTTTTCTTTCAAAGTCTTTCATATATATTGATTTGTCAAAGGTAAAATCGTCTGGTTTTTTAATAAACTTATTATTTTCGATATCAAACACAGCATCAGCTTTCTTATTCTGGTCATCATAAGTTTCTTGGTCTGTGATGAAGTAAAAATTAATTGGGTGTTTGGTTCCTGGTATTTCTTTACCTTGAATATTGTCTGTATTTTTTGCTGACAAATATTTTTGAGAAAGACTTACTCTTTCATCTTCTTGTTTTTCTTTTGGTACATCAAATAATACATTGATGTCCAGATCAGCGTCATTTCTATATCTCTTTGTAAGTATTGAACCTATCAAAGCAATCTTTAATACAGGATATTCTTTAAAATCTTTTACTTGATCGTTAATTAATTTTAGAACACTAGATTTAATTTTAGGATTTTTAGTATCAGCGTCATCAAACACAGCTGTCGCATATGTTCTTCGTGGTATATCTATGATACTTTCTTTTATGTAATCTTTAAATCTCATCTTCTTTTTAACTCTAGTTCTTTCTTTATCCAGTCCATGGCAATACCATTTTCTGGTTTAGTTCTTAATTTACTTCTAATAAATTTAGAAGCTGTACTTAACACAGCACTAACTAACTCTTTTTCACTTCTATTATTATCAACAACTAACATTTTACCTGGACTAAACACTCTTTGAAAGGCACCTATATTTGTTTGTACTTCATTCCAACTTTTCTGTACAATATATTCAGGTACTTGTCTTGGTCTATTTGCATTTCTTTCTAAAGCAATCTCTAAACTTGTATTCACAAATACCATATGACAATCATAACCAATATTTTTTAACATACTTACTTGTCTTTGAACCAGTGATAAATCTCTACCTGTAGCGTCAATAATAAGACCTAATCGTCCTTCTACATATTTATCTAATTGGTTACCAGTAGTTGTTTTTGCTCTTTGTCTAATAATATTTCTAAAGTATTCTTCTTCATCTGGCATTTTAATTGAAAGATTTGCTTTTTTTAAACCACTTTCAAATGCGTTATCTGAATTGACTACTTTTAAACCTGTGCCAGAAAATGCTGTTTGTGTTACAAATGTTTTGCCAGAGCCTGGACCACCTGCTAAAAAGAAAGCTTTGAATATACCAGGATCATAAACTCCCTCATTTAAATACTCTCTAAACTCTCTCAATGGTTTTGCCTTTAATTGTTTTATAATCTTATTAGCAATATCTTTAGGTTCACCACCCTCAGCCTTAATCTCTATAAAACCTGGTTTCTTTCTGTAATATTCTATCACTGGTCCTGTTTCTTTTTTGTATAAAGCAATTCTGTTTTTGATAATTTCTGGTTTATCATCTGCTCTACCTCTTGCTGTAAGTCTTCTTATTACTTCTTGTTCACTTACATTTAAGAATACTACTTTGTCTATTTTAATATTCTTCTTTTCTAAATCTTTAACTTGTTGCATATATCTAGGAAAACCATCAAATACAAATCCGTTCTCTGCCTTTTCTACAGCGCCAAATACAAGTTTTAAAACTATATCATTAGGAGCAAAACCACCTTTACCTAAATTAGATAATCTTTTAGCAATCTCACCACCTTTTTCTTTTTCTTTTCTTAATAGTTCACCAGGATAGATATGTTCTATATCTAAATCTTTTGTTATAAATTCAGAGTACGTTGATTTACCTGAACCTGGACCTCCTATTAAAATAATATTCATTATCCTTTAACCCAGTCCCTCTCAGCCGTAAAATTGGCTCTACTAAATTCTAATCTATCTACTAACTTAACAGCACCAGCACCTCTATCAACAGCAACAAATCCTTCTGGTGCCGTTACCTTATAACCGTTTGGTGTTCTTAAAAAATGGCCTATACTTTGTATCTCACTTAATTTATTTACCAAAAAGTTTTTGGCATTTTGTAATGTTACATGTGAAGCAATAGCAAAATAAAGTGCCTGTTTATTTCTGTTTATAATATTCATGTTCTTTTTTAATGCATCTTTATATCTTTTTTTACCTGCTTCAGTTTTTTTACTATCTATTTCTGCCTGTAAAACATTTTCATAGTATTCACCAAACATATCTACAAGTGTTTTTACCTTGGCCATATTACCTTGTGTGTTTCTTATAAAGTGATTGAAGAAAGTTTTTAATCTATACCCGATTGATAATGCATCAGATGATGATTTACTCATTTCATCTAACATCTTACTTGCCTTTGATAGAGAGCCTTCAGCCATTCTTATTTTAGCATTAAAGGTTGATAACTCACTTGTAGTTAATTTTGCCGATCCACTTACATCTTTATAAGCAGCGTCAGCTAAGAATATGGAAGATATTCCAGATTTGCCTGATACTGTACCAAAGCCTGCTCTTAAATCTTTCATTTTTTTACCTGAATAGGATGTGTGAAATACAATTCCCATTCTTGCTCTTTTTATTCTTTTACCAATGTTTGAATTTGAAGGTACAGCGTAAGTGATTGTGTTTGGTGTAAATGTAATCATACTTTCACCATTAAAATCCTCTGACTTTAAATCTGATTTTGAAAATAGAAAATCGCCTTGTAGAATACCAGTTATCTTTAATTTTTTTAGTTCTCTTAATGCTATTGTTAATTTTTCAGCAAGACCACCACCATGGTTTCTTTTTATATCACTGCTTGTATAATTGATTTTTGGAGTAGCGTTGAATACTGCCTTAGTGCCAACAAAGAATTGGCCGTTTTCAGGATTAATACCACAGATAATAGCGGGAGCTCCGTCCCATTTGACAGACATATTGACTTTACTGGAAGAAGAACCAGCAAGCATATCTCTTATTGAATTAAGAAAGTTAATAGCATTCTCACCACCCTTTGAACCTTTATCAATTATGAAATCCTCCAAGTGTTGGAGATGAAGATTTTTTTCTTTGGTAAAAAATCCTTTAAAACTAAACATTTGGAACACCTACACTTTCTTTATTGAATGTGCAAACACCAATATACTTCTTACCGTTTTTTAAATTCTCCGTCTGATAAACAAACATTTTTCTCTCTCATTGTTTCCATTACTATAATCACTGTTTCCATATAACTCACTTGATAAGACTATTTATAAGACTAAACTCTTGTCCATAGGAATTTAGGTACGCCACCGTTAGATTCCCATACTTTATGTTTGTTTTGAAATTTAGCCACTTTATGAGCGTCTTCTTCAAAAAAATACTCACCAATAATACTCTTTGTTGGTTTTTCTATGACTTGCCATATTATATCTTTACCTTTCTTTATCATTTTTTTAGTATATGATAATTCAGGTTGTTCATTATTTGGCCGTCTATCGCCTCTGTGAAACTTTACTTTTTGTGTCTTTGACATTATATTTTAAAATCTGAAAATTTATCATACGCCTGTTCAGGTGATGGATAATTTTCCTTTTCCTTTGTTTGGTTGCTATCTACTATATTCTGTGCCGAGTTTTCAACATCATATAATCTCATTTTTGATTTATCTACACCTATTATAAAGGCTCTGTTTGTACCAGGATCATTGTATCTATTCTTTAACTGTTTTACTTTCATTTGACCTAGTGCGTCTAATTCCTCATTAGTCATTAAGGCAAACATAAAGTCGGCCGTTGCTGGTAAACCAAATGATTCAGATGTATCTTCTAAACCAATATCTGTACTTACGAAACCAGTTCTAGTAGTTTGTGTGGCACTAAAGATTGGAACATCAAACTCAACAGCAAGACCTCTTAATTCTTCAGCAATTGCTTTGATGTAGAAGTAAGATGATATATTACCACCTTTAAACCGACTTGAAGCACAAATGTTTAGATAATCAATAAAAATTATTTGTGGTTTAAAACTTTTCTTTAATGATAGTTCGTTTAGTAATCCTTTAAAATGGCCAGAATGAGCAGAGGCAGTAGGATATTCTTTGATAATTAAAGAACCTGCTGTTTTACTTCTCAACTTACTCATCTTACCATCATATAATTCTTTAGGCATATCATGTAAATCATCTATAGTAACGTCCATTAAGTTAGCGTCTATTCTTTCGGCAATTCTTTCTTCGGACATCTCTAATGTAATATACAATACATTCTGACCTTGATTTAAAAAGTTTGCAGCACAGTGACACATAAACAATGATTTACCAACGCCTGTTCCTGCTAAAGCAATATTTAATGTTTTACTTGGAACACCACCCTTTGTAATCCTATTAAAGAAATTTAAATCGAATGGATAACGTTTTTCTTTTGTATGGTACCAATCAAATCTGGCTTCAGCGTCACCAATATAATCGTGTCCTATATGATTATCAAATGAAACAGCTAATGCTTCACTTAATATTCCTGGTATGGCCTCTGGTTGATGTTCTTTATCTTTACCATCTAGTATCTTAATACCAGATAACACTGCATTATGTACTGCTCTGTCTTTACAAAACTTTTCTGTTGTATCTAATAGCCATTGTAAATCGGACTTTTCATTCTCAAAATTGTTTACAAGTTCTTTAACTGATTTTAATTCATCTTCGTTAATATCTTTTCTCTTATTAAATTCAATTAATATGGTTTCTTTTGTAGGTAGATTTTTATATTCATGTACAAACTTTTCAATTTCTTCATACAATAATCTTTCATTTCTATTTACAAAGTAGTCTGTCTTTACGAAAGGTAAACACTTACGAGTAAAGTCTTCATTATAAAAGAAGTTTCTTAATATTGTTAGTTCAATTCTATCACTATTCATCTATTTTCAATGTTCCATTCTGTAATTGTTCTTCAACACATTCAATTAATATATCACCGATATAATTTCTAAAGTCATCTGACTCTATATTTTCTTTAGTAGGATTTGCCATTATATCATATGTAAATTTTAATGGTATTTCCCCAGCCTCATTTTCAGTTTCAGAAAACTTTATATTGTTATACTTGTATATAATACCCTCATAGTTACCTTCAAGGATTTTTATACAACTAAAATCATCACCTTGCTTTTGAGCATAGGCATATCTTTTAATTGGTGTCTTCTTCGTCTGATCCGTATTGGAATTTTCTTTTTGCTGTTTCATCTATTTTGTCTAACACTTCTTTTGTAAAATACTTTTCTGGATTTTCATTGATATTCTTACCAAAAACTTTAGAACCGTCTGGCATTTCATATCGTGTAGATACTTTCTTAAAGATACCAGCTTCTTCAGCAAGTTCTGTAAGACCATAATATTTGTCTAAACCTTTTTTGTAAGTAAGTTTGACATCTATCATTGCGTTCTCTTTTGTTAACCTAGATTTATAATTTTTACAATGTATAATGTTACCAATAACCTCAGTACCTTCTTTTTCTTTTCTCTTACTGAGATAGATGATTGATGAAGCAGCGTATTTTAGGCCTGAATTGTGTGTAACAACACCATTTTCTAAAATATAATTTTCATATTTGTCCACACTAATATCAAAAACTTTATTTTTACCAACAGGTTTTATAGACTTTACTCTAATTGTTTTCATACTTTAACTATCCTTTCAATTTTTTTAATTTTATATTTATCAAGTAAATGAAAATTGTTTGGGTTACATAGTTTACTTCCTAAGTAACGTGACATATTTAAATGATCTCCGAGGTCTCCATATTCCTCAAATGTTTTTATTTTATTATTTTTAAAAAAAACTTTAATTGGCTGAACCCTCAATTCTCTTAATTTTTTTTTCATTTCATCAGTATGAGTTTTTCCATAGAATGGATTTTTCTCTCCTAAGATACCTTTAGAAATATTATTTTTCCAAGTTTGTTTTTCTTCTTTATTCATATTATAATGACAAGGCTTTCCATACATTGGATTATTTTTACCTCTTAATAAGTATCCTTTACCATAAAAGGGATTATTTTCACCAGATATTTCTTCAGCTGCTGTTTTTCTATACTTCTCGTATAATTTTGAGTTAATTGAATCATATCTTCCTCCCTTTTTTTTACTATTTGACCTTCTCATACCAAAATAAGCAAATGCCATAGATTTTTTTTGATTACCTGTTGTCATTTTTAATAATAGAAGGTGGCATAAAAAATGTTGTCGTGCTGTAAGATACACCAAATTAGATTCACTATTAGAACCTCCAATAGATTTTGGAATTATATGATGTCTTTCATAATACCCATAGTTTGGTTTACTTTTAAAGCCTGCATTAATCATTTTAAAATAAATTTTAGTATATTTGTTATTTAAGAACATAAGATTTCTCCTAATTCTATTTATACTTTATATCACCTCCACCAAGTCGTTTTCAGCAATATCTTTAGCTTTTACCCATTGTTTATTAATATAAAACTTGTGTTCTGGTGTACATTTTACTTTATGTCCATCTTCAAATTCAATTTCAAGTACGTCTTTATTATTAAATGTATGTGTTTGAAGCACCTCTTTAAACTCACCCTCTTTAGTAAATACTTCATCTCCTATTGAAATAGTTTCAATTGCTCTATAACCATTACGAGTTAAAATATTAGTTCCGGCAACAAGGCATCCTCCTCCCATTTCTTTTTGAGGGAACATTGAACCTATAACGTCATATGTGTGATTAGTCATAATCAATGGACAGTTTGCTCTACCAAGTTTCAATGTTAATACTCTAAATGTTGATTTGACAATCTGACTTCTTGTCATATCTCTTGTTTCTTTACCTGCGGCTGTATCTTCCATTTCTTTTGTAGTCGATAACATACCTAGACTATCTAATACAAACATTAAAGGTTTTCTAATCTTCTCTGTTTGCTCCATATATTTGTCTAAAATTTTTATTGATTGATTTCTAAATTCTTGTACAGTAGCAACTGGAACTATTACCATTCTTTTCGAATCAATACCTCTAGCCTCAATCATTTGTTTTGAGATGGCACTTTCTGATTCAAAGTAGATAATACCTGCTTCAGGATCCTTATCTAAAAATGCTTTACATATACCTAGTGCGAAAAATGTTTTACCTGTTGCGGCTTCACCAGCGATTGCTGTAATCTTATTACTTGGCATACCACCATAGATACTACCAGACAATAATGCGTTAAATGAATACGAACCTGTGTCTATGAAACTTGTTACGTCAGCACTATCAATACCATCACTTACTAAACCAGCATATTCATTACCAGTTTCTTTAATTATATCTTTTAAAAAATCACTCATTCCATATCTCCTATAAATTTATACTCTTATTATATATTATTTTAGCAACATTGTCAAGTCCAATATTATTTAGTATCATCAAAAACATCTTCCCATCCACTAGGCATGGTTGTGTCCATAGTATTTTGGTCTTTCGGTTTGTTTAATTGAGTTTTTGGCATACTTGGTGGCCCTTCCCATTCGAA